TCCGACCACCGACCGCAAGCGTGGCTATGAGAAGGGCAAGCCGCGGCGGTTCATTCACGGACACCATCGCCACTACCCCTGGCGCACTCAGGTTCCGGCGACCGAGGCGGATCGCGCATGGGCCGCTGGTGTATTCGACGGCGAAGGCTCCGTCTACATATCCCCACGCCGCCGAACGTACAGCCTGATCGTTTCAGTCGGCCAGTCATCTTCTAGCCGTGCTCGACCAGCGCCGATGGTTCTCAAGTTGAGAGAGCACTTCGGAGGGTCGCTCTCCTGCATGCAGAGACCCAATGGTCTCCCCCATCACACATGGCAGGTGTCATGTCGGGCAGCGGAGCTCTTTCTTAGGGCCATCGCTCCCTACGTGGTGCAGAGGCGCGAGCAAGTCGCACTCGCTCTGGACTACCGAGAGAAGGTTGTCCGCAGCGGCAGCAGAGCCGACGCTGAGCGCCATCGCCAACTCCTACGTGCCGCCAAGCGGTGATCTTCGACACGGATGATCTCCACGAGGGGCACGACCGCCTAGACCTGTTCCTCGAACTCAAGGCTGCCAATCCCCGGTTCCGCATGACCGCGTTCGTTGTTCCAGCGCTGTGTTCTGAGGGATACCTGCAAGGACTGCCCGAGTGGATTGAGTGTGCAGCTCATGGCTTGCGGCATGGCGGCCCTGGTTGCCCCGATCCTCGAGAAGCTGAGCACTGGACGTACGGACAGGCAATGGACGTGCTGCTCTCCGTCCCAGACCGACTCGCGGGCGGCTGGAAGAGTCCGGGCTGGCTCGTATCCGATGGGACGTATCAAGCCTTGCTGGATCTGGACTGGTGGTGCGCCGATCACCCAATGAACAATGACCGGCGCCCACGCGGGCTCCGTGTCCACGTCTGCGGCACCGGCGACCACGTCCATACGCATGTCGGGAACGTCTGCGGCAACGGCATCGAGGAGACCTTCCCCACGCTGCTTCGCCGCGTCGAGGAAGCGCAGTCGTTCGAGTTGATGAGCGAGGTGGTCGGTTGACCGTCGAGACCTTCCAGACGGAGTTCGAGCTCGACGCCCTGGTCGGCGTCATCAGCCTCATGCGCCCGGAGCGCATCCTCGAGGTCGGCGCGTGGCACGGCGGGACGCTGCGGCACTGGATGAACCTCGCGAGTGACGCGGTCGTCGTGATCGACGACGAGATGCGGATGGCGGACACCTGGCAGCGGTGGGCCGACGATCTCGGCGTGGAACTTCACCTGCTGCACGGTCACTCCGAAGATCCGGCGATCGTCGAGCGCGCCCAGCAGTTCGGCCCGTACGACTTCTGCTTCATCGACGGCGACCACACGTACAAGACCGTGCGCGCGGACTGGGAGCACTACGGGCCGCCGCTCACGAGCATCGTCGCGCTGCACGACATCATCGAGCGGCCTGGATACGGCGTCTCGCAGCTCTGGCAAGAGATCAGAGCGCAGCCGGGCGCGCGCTGGATGGAGATCAACGAGACGGTCGAGCCGCACAACGAGACGCGGCACGGAATCGGGGTCGTATGGACGTGAAGCTTTCGATCGTCATCCCGACGCTCGGCAGGGCGACGCTGGAGCAGACGCTCGCGTCGTGCGCCGAGGCAGACGAGATCGTGGTCGTGCTCGATACGGCGAGGGGCGGAACACTCCCCTGCGACCTGCCGCCGAACGCCGTCTTCGCAGAGGGCCACTTCGGGGTCACAGGCGGCCACGCCGGCCGCGTACACGGCATCGGCCTCGCAACCGGCACGCATCTGGCGTTCTTCGATGACGACGACGTCTATGCCCCCGGTGCGATCGCTCTCATGCGTGAAGCCGCCTGTGACCTACCCGTAATCTTCCGCATGGATCACTACGCGCACGGAATCCTCTGGCGAGATCGCGAGCTGCGCTTCGGGAACGTCTCCACGCAGATGTACGTGGTTCCGAACGACCCGGCCAGGCTCGGCACCTGGGAACCGCACGCGCCAGGGCTGAAGGAGCCAGGCGGCGATTACACCTTCATCGCCGGCTGCGTCGAGAAGATGGGCGGCCCTGTCTGGCGGGAGGAGATCATCGCCGTCATCCGTCCGCACGAGTACCGCGGGCCGTCGATCACGATCGTCACGCCCTGGTACGAGCACCCCGAGCTCGCAGGGGACTACGTCGCGGCCGTGACGCCGGAGCTGAGGCCGGGCGACGACGTCATCATCGTCGACAACGGCGATGCGCCCGAGCTGCCGTTCCGCTCTCTCACGCCGTCTCGCAATCTCGGCTTTGCGGCCGGCTCGAACCTAGGTCTCGACTCTGCAGAGACGGACGCGGTCCTCTTCCTCAACAACGACATCGCACTCAGGCGCGCAGGCTGGCTGGAGCAGGTGCGAGCGTCGCTCGAGCCCGGCGTGCTCTGTGGCCCGCTCCGCATCGCACCGCACGCCGACGTCAACGGCATGCGCTTCCCCTACATCGACGGCTGGTGTCTCGCTGGGATGCGCGACGACCTGAACGCGCTCGGCGGGTTCGACTCGACGCTCGAGGAGCCTGCCTACTACTCCGACAACCTCCTGTGCCTCGCTGCCCGCCTGGCGGGCATGACGCTCCGCGACGTACGGGTCTCTCTGCACCACAAGACGAGCGTCACCTCAGAGCCCGCGCGCAATCCGCAGGTGCAGAAGGCGTCCGCGTACAACCGCGCCGTCTACGTCGCTAAGGCTCAGAGCGTCGCCTCACAACACGAACCCGCAAGGGAGGAGGAACCAGCATGGCAGTAGGCGCTGCAACTGACTGGAAAGTCGTCGTCGCGGGCGTCGTGCTCTCGACCTGGGCGCACGACGTCCAGATCGAGGACGAGAAGGAGAAGCTCGATGCCTCGGGCTTCAGCCCCTCGGGGAACCGCACCTACGTTCCGGGTCTCCGCGACCAGACGGTGACGGTGCAGTTCCGCAACGACATGGCATCGGGCGGGCCGTTCCAGACGATCAAGCCGCTGTACGAGGGTGGCTCGGTGTTCCCGTTCTTCGTCCAGCGCGACTCGGACGCGGGCACGTCGTCCACGAACCCGATCTACGGTGGCTCCGCCTCCGTCTACAGCTTCCCGGTCGGCGCGTCGCTGAACGAGATCGAGGAGCTGGAGATCGAGTTCGCGCCCGCAACGAACTCTGTCTTCAACTGGGGCACCGCCGCGCCGTAGTCGTGGCCGACGGAGTCCGGGTCAACGTCAGAGGGCTCAAGGAACTGTCCCGCGACTTCCGCCGCATCTCGAAGGGTCTCTCCGACGATCTCGTCGACGGCCTCAAGGAGGCGGCGGAAGACGTGGAGCGAGACGCCGAGGACTTCGCCCTCGGCCGTATTCGCAACATGCCTTCCAGCCCCCGCTGGTCTGGGATGCGGATCGGTGTGTCGCGAGCGCAGGGCCTCGTCTACATCGTCCCGTCAGCACGCAGTAGACGCAGGGCTGGATCAGGCCGCGGGAACCTCGCGAATCTCCTCCGGGAGCGGGCGATGGATCCGGCGGTGGAACGTAACGCAAGCTCGGTCGAGAAGAAGGTCGATGACCTCCTGGGGCGACTCGCCGGCCAGAGCGGTTTCTAAGGAGGACAGATGTCACGGTTCGGCACGTTCAACATCAACGGTCAGGTGTACGACCTCGATGACTTCACGCTCGATGAGGTCGAGCAGATCGAGGAGCTGTGCGGCGGTGCGCCCTTCTCCGACTTGGCGTTCGGTTCGGCGAAGGCGATGAAGGCGATTGCCTTCACGCTCATGCAGCGAACAGATCCCGAGATCGAGATGTCCGACGTGGGCACGGTGAAGCTCATCGACTTCCTGCCCGCGGACGAGGAGATGCCCAAGCTCCCCCCCGAGGAAGAGGCGAGTCCGGCCGCCTCAGACCCCGCCGCCTCTGGAGCCCGGCTCTCAGTCGCCTCTACCCCTGGCTAACGCCGTTCACCATCGGCGAGCTGAAGATCCGCGAGTGGGTGGACATCCAGGCGGACATCTACGCGATCGAGCAGCAGCACAAGAAGGAGGCCCGCATGGCTAGGAGGCGCCGTGGCTAACCGCAAGCTCGTCGTCGA